GCCAGTGCCATCGAGTGAGGTAGCCGCTTGGTATTGCCCAACGCGCTCCCCTGTGTTTGTATAGCCGACTTCCTTGGTGCCGACTTCTTCGTTGGCAACTTCTCGGATGTGTTCGCTGAGTGTTTTCATAGTGCTTTTTTGTTATGTGAAACCATTGGTATTGTGATGTTTTCTTGATGTTGACGAAACGAATTTCGTTAACATGCTCATAATGCTTTTGAATGCACGCTTTTGTCCTTCTGCCAAAAATCCAATCCGAAACTCATGACCGCTTGGTAATACATTTCAGAAAGCGGAAAGCGATCCTTGCGCATGAGTGAGCGGAAAAGCCCGTTGACCTGCTCAAAAGTCAGCTTGAAATGTTTGGTGGCAGAGAACTGAAACAACACGTCATGAACTAGCGATGCATGGACGTTGCTCGCCGTGTCTGGAGTGCCGAGCCACACGCCTAGCACTTTGCGCTTCGGACTGCACCCATTCCATGCGTAGCCTTGGGAGATATACAAGATGCCTTCTTCAATCGTTGCCCAGACTCGCCCTGATCGGTCGCAGAACGCCGCGTTGCGATGGAAGAACGGGATCGGCGTGGCGACAATGCGCTTCGTGACAAAACGATAGACATTGCTGTTCGTGGTTTTCGCGTAGTCTGTGCCGAGATGTATCATTTGTCCCGAGATTGAATTGTTTTCCAGAAGCACCCGTGAGCACCACATCCACCGCTCAGCCGTGTAACGTCTTTCTCCAAAGCCTGTATACGATACATGAGCAATGAGTAAATCAGCTTTCCCAATGCGCCCACGATGCCGCAGAGCGAGAGAAAACCAGTCAATGCCCACCCAATCGGAATTGTGAAAGTAGCTTCATTCATAATTCAGGCTCAGGTTGTGGCTCAGCGTATGCAAATGCTCCGTTTTCAAAGACATAGCCCTCTGGCATGTTGACGATAACGCGAGTCAAAACATCCGTTTTTTCCAATTGCAAATTCACCGCCGCGCCAAGCTCAGAGTTTGCCTTGAATCGCTGCATCGTAAGCTCAAGATTTGCGTTGAGGCTGTCAAGAATCTCTTGCTTGTCGCGAGTCCAGAACAAATGATAGCACTCGTTCATGATGTTCGCTAGATGAATGACATTTTGTAAAACTCGCACTGTTAGTTCGCGATTGTATTCTGAGGATGTTAAGTTTTCGATCATAAATTATAGTGATGTTACGGTTTCCCAAGTTGTTCCGTTATAAACATTAAGTTTATTTAGGGACGTATTATAGATCATTAAACCCGCAGGAACGCTTGCGATTGCATTGCGCTGCGTGGTAGTCATGCGCGGTGGCAAGAACCCTTTTGTGGTGCTTGTAACGTCAAGGATTGCTGCTGCGTTTGGTGTAATTATTCCAACGCCAACGCTAGTAGTCGTCACTGAAAACATCGTTGTTCCAGTTGTAGGTCCTGTGCTACCATTAGATACCGTGAAACTGTTGTTTACATGTATGCCGCCACCAATGTTTCCCGTAACCCATCCGCTATACAACTCACCGCTTCCACCAGTTGATCTTAAGTTTATGCTTGCAAGGCGGTTTGCTCCAGAACCTTTAATCACTAATGGCACGTTATCTCCTGTTCCAGAGGCTGTGCTAGCTGTAATCAATAGCTTCGGGTTAGTAACTGCACTTGTTGAATCAATGCTTACTTTGTCGCTAGTCGTAACAGTTCCATTTATGATTTGTGCTCCAGTAAACGTATTGTCTCCTACTAGGTTAGCCTTGCCGTCGAACAATGTGCCAAGCCCCAAAGCCGTGCGATGCGCTGCCGCTGCCCCTGTGCCGTAAGTGTAAGCCGTGGCATTAAATACGGGAGTGCCGACCAGAGTCGGACTTGTCAAAGTCGCACCCTCCGCTCGCACAAAGCCGCCGCCTGTTCCGTTCTCGTCGGTAAGTGCCGATGCTAGGTTTGCGCTGGTTGGTGTCGCGAGGAAGTTGGCTACGTTTGTGCCAAGATCAGAGCTTTTGACGAGCGTTACAGCCGTGCCTGTGCCGTTACGAAACGACGGATTGCCACTTCCATCTGACCACCATGCAGAGCGTCCAGCGATGACTGTCGGAGCCGTGCCGTTGAGCGTTATAAAGTGTCCAGCCTGACCGCCTGTTGGTATGCTCGCGAAGTGTCCAGTATTGGTCGCGTCTCCTACTACGTTCGCAGTGCCGTTGAAAGCAATGCCGAAGATGTTGCGGGATGTTTCGAGAGCAGTTGCTGTTGATACGTTGGAAGTAGTGAGTGCGATTGTTCCCGATGCGTCAGGAAGCGTCCAGTCACGATTGGCTGTGATGTCCGCTGTTTTGAGTCGTCCAGTAAATGTGTTATAGAACCAGACGAACCACCCACGAACTCGTTCAATGGCAGATTCTATCGTTGTGAAATTGTTCTCGCACTCGATGTAGTAGTCACCGCTGACTGATGTGAGTTTCAACGAATTTCCTCCTGCTGAGCCAATTACTGCGCCGTAGTTATCTTGCGAATAAAATGATGCGCCAATTCCGCTATTGCTTGTGCCAACAACTGCCGTCCCTGTGCCTGATGTGGCAGTAAACACATCGCCGTCAATGTATATTCCAGTAATTGACTCAACGTCTAGAATAGCCGTGCCATCGCTTGTCGTTGCGCTTGTTACGGAGTTCGGGCCAGCAGGGCCAGTGCTACCTGTCGCGCCGGTGTCGCCTTTCGGTCCGATGTTCATAACGATGAGATCCGGCTCGGTATTGCTACCGACTTGCACCTGATCCGGACCGCTGAAAACGCGGACTTCTACTTTGTCAAAGCTCATAAATTCGGGGTGTATTTTGGTCTGATTTTCTGCGTCCACTGATGGATCACGACCGGCACCGTGCTAGTCGAGATTTGCACGTCTGCGCCGTAAATTCCTGCCGGTATTTCAGAGGTCGAAACGTTGATTAGAATCACTCCGTTCGCCGGTGTCGGAATCGTCGGAGAAAGGTTGAGAATCACTTCACCATTGACCGATGACCGCATGACTCCCTGCACGGTTTTTCCCGTCAGGTCGTAAGGATCGCCATCGAGCGTAGCGGTAAAGCTCATGGAGATGTTCTCCCCTTTATATACTTCGTAAATTGGCAACATGACTTTGACGGGTTATATTTTATTTCTGAGAATTTGCAAGCGTAAAGTTGAAGTCGTTGAGGCGCTTCATCGCCAGCGTGATTTCGAGAGCGCGGTCTTTCCAGCCCGATTTTGGCACGTTGCCAAAGGTCAGCACGTCGAACTTCGCGCAGTCCACCGGGTCGAACGTCTGCGGAACCGCGGAGAAGGCGCCACCACTCGGATCGAAATCATGGAGCTTGTGTCGGATGTTCAAACGTTTGATTGATTGCCAGATGAGAACGTCCTCTGGTCCGTGTGGATCGTCCATCGATGTGAGGTCATCACGCACTCGTCGAGCTGCATCGCGTGTCAGAGAGTAGCAGCAGCCGAAAGCTTCGCGCCGGTTCATCGTCGTTGAGCAAACACCGCTGCTGATGCCCTGGAAGCGATCAACTCGCTGGATGATCGTGTCACTGTCGAGCTTGAAGGCATGTCCCGTGTGAGTGAGCCTCATTGCCTCATACAAGCACTTGGCAATGCCTGCTGCGCACTCTGTGCCGTTGAGATTGCCGCGGCGGTTGAAGTCGCTCTGGAAATACAATCCACCTTGTGATTCGACCCATGACCAGACGGTGCGTCCTAGTGGGCTTGCTGAGTCATCGATGACGATTGGCAGAAGCCCGGCGATTTTCGCCCCTCGGACGCACTCACGGAGAGGAAGCGAATCTGCTGAGTAGGTGAAAATGCAAGCCGGGATCATCGCCATAAGATTGAGCCTTCGTGGATCTGGATTAGTAAGCCGTTGCCGTCGCTGTATGCAATCGGAACGTATTCGAGATGTGTTGCGTTCGCCGGTAACGAAGTCGCGAAGAACGGACCTGTCACCGCTGTAAAATTCGATCCTGACTTCTCGATCTCAATATAGACGTAACCGAGCTTCGGGAATGCCGGTGAGAGCGTGACAGCCATGTTGAAAGGTTGTGAATCGCCGTATGTAGTCTCACCGTAAGCAGTCGAGGTGAATGTGCCGCTCGGTGAGTCGGGCGAGTAATCCGCTGAGCGTGTCGCAACATCATCCGTGCCGTCGTTGATTTGAGCGGTGCCGTCTGAATTCGTGGTCAGCAGCCATGTCGTGTTCGTCCACTCGCGAAATGCAGTCAGAGCGTATTCGCCATCGAGCGCCGTCCCTCTGGACGTTAGCACATTAGCCGTGCTGGTTCGTCTGACGCCATCGTAGCTGATGTCGAGGGTAAATGCCGTGCCGCCGTTGTAAGTGTCCTCTCCGAACGTTGTAGCGGTAAAGGTGCCGACCGGCGCGAATGTGAATGAGCCTGAGAACGTGGCGATTGCTGTGTTTGTCGGGTCAACGATTTCCGCTGTGCCTGCACCAAAGTCTGCGATGACTTTGTTCCCTACCGAGTCCGTCCATTCGTCAATGTCAGTTTGTCCGAACCAGCCGACGGGTGAGAGCGTAGTTGTGATCGTGCCTGTCGATTGGACGTTTCCACCGCCGCCTCCGAGGAAGATCGGTGCAGCGCTTGTGCTTGTTCTCAAATCCTCTGTCGCTGTGAGCAATGAGGTCGGCGTGCCTCCGACGATGTAGTGAGCGCTGGTTGCTGCCTTCAGATCGACCACATACCCTCCGTTGCAGAGAATGTTGCCGTTCGAATCAACTGTGCATTGAAATTGTGTCATGGATTGAAAACGATGTTGTCTTGCGACGTTCTGCGGATTTTGTCGGTAAAGCTGCGGTAGTCGAGACGAGGTGGAGTGCCAAGCGTGAGATCCGTCGTGCCGTTCTTCAGGTCGAGCGTTTCCTCGGCGACCATGGCGCCCATGCTGGCAAGCTCAGATCGAGTGTTGGCAAGGTTGACTTTGCACCCGCGGTATCGTGTGCCGCCTGCAGTCTGCTCAGTGATGCGCACGCTGCCTTCGTAGGGTATGAAGTTCATCGTCGAGAGCAAGTTCGACGCGAGGTTCGCTGGTGGTGAGATGAAAGAATAATCGGCAGGAGCAAAAACCTTCGTGCCGAGGATTCGATACGGAAAGCCCGATCTTGTCGCCGGTCCTGTTGAGGTCGTATATGTGGCTGCCTTTGTTGTGCCGTTGTAACCGGTGATCGTAGCGATATACCAAACATCGTTCACCCCGTCTGGTCCGCCTGACCCTGGCTTCTGCATGTAGGCGATTCTCATGCCGGTATAAAAGCCGTTAATCGAGCTTGCTGTCGATGCAAGGATCAAGGTTCCCGTGGTCGTGCCAGTTTGAGTGGTTCCATACATGTGAGGCAGCGTGGAGCTGCTCGTCGTGTAGCCTCGGACGGTGTATGTGCCACCGATCAGAATGTAGTGGAAATCTCCGTCCCAGAATGATTTTTTCTGTGCTGTCGTCAGCGATGGAATCCATGGAGGCAATGCCTCATAAGGCTCATATCCACTTCCGAAATCAAAAATTTCATCCTTCCATTCATAGATCCATTGTCCAGAAATCACAATCGGCTTCAGGTTGTGCGCCGTTATCGCCCACTCTGGCAAGTTGTCGGAAAGGATCAACTGTGAGCCGAGAGTCGCTGGCTGTCCTGTGTCATCCGTAATCGACGCCGCAGGTTGAGTATACATCACTGACCGAACGTTTGGACTGAAAGTGCCAGTGGTCGGTCCTTTACCGGATATATAGCCGCTGTATTGCCGCTGCCCTTGCTGGATGTTGATCTTGGTAAAGCGTAGCCCGTTCGCGACCGCTCCAGCGAATTCTGATGATGATAAAACAAAATCCTCGAACTGCGTAGAGAGCGGGAATCCTGTTAGCGTGGCAGAGTCGAAATACTCGTTCGGCAGGAAGGTGTCGAGTTCTGGACCGCTGATGGTGAGAACTTGAATCTTGCCAGTTGCCGCTGTGCCTGACGATTGCGTCTGGTAGCTGGTCAGCCCGTTGGTGTCTCGAGTGACGTAGGGGAGAACCACCTGCGAGACTTGCAATTCGATCATCGGGTTTACTTCGAAATCTTCCACCGGCGAGGTGCCGATAGTGAGCGTCCGCGTGGTCGCTGCTGCCCGCCTGACAACGTTGAATGTCGGAGTTGAGTTCGTATAGTCGAAATAGGTCATCGTGTCAGGAACAAGCCTCACAAGCTCACTGATCACCTGCGCACAAGTTGACTGGTTGAGCGTGACGCGCGGGATGTCGAAATAAGTCCCCACCGTGCTACCGCCTGCAATGTTTGCCATCGGAGCGCCAAGTGAAACGCTCGTATTGATTGCTGTCTGGATCGCCGTGGTCAGGTTCGTCCCGCTGGCTGCATTGCCGAAAACTCCAGTCAGTCGATTCGCACTTGCTCCTGCGCCATCGGTTTGGCTCGTGACGTAATTGATGCGCTCCAAGAACCACCAGGCATTGCTGACTGTGACCGTGATCGAGTTGTTCGATGTCGTTCGCACGTTCGTGACGTAACCCGTGAAGAACCGCGAGCCGTTGCGGAAAAGATCAACTCTTTGTGCATAGGTCGGCGCCGTGTAGCTGACGACGTTTTCTGGTGAGATGTTCAGCACCAATTCATCCGTTCCGACGCTGCGGAACGTGAGCGATGCATTTTCTACTGCACGCTCTGCCAGCGTCTTGGACGTTGTGTCCCAAGCTTTTGCTGCTTCTCCTGTTATGGTCCAGACTGGCATTATTTTGTTGGGATGTTGCTGATCTTCTCTTTAAGCCCTTTGATTTGATTCGACATTTGTTGCATCTTGACTCCAATCGTATCATTGAGCGTCAAAAGCTCGCGTAGTGTTGTCAGATTGCCTTCTTGCCCAGTCTTGAGCGAACTCATCAGAGTTCTGAGATTGCCAGAAATCTTGATTTGTTCTTGTGCAGTGATGACTCCATCGCTTGCTGCTTCTAGTGCTTCTGCCTTCGCCTGCTGCTGGAGAGGTGTCACTGCATCGAATTCACTGATGACTTTGACGATTTCAGCCGCGCCCTTGGTGATGAGTTCTGTCGTCGCACCGAGTTCCTGCGCTTTCGTCGTTAGGTTGAATTTCTCGTTGATCTTTGCAATCTGTGAAGCCGAATCATCAACTAGATTTTGCAGCGACGACGCTGAAACAATCGCTTGATTTGTGATCTCTGCGAGTCTTTCAGGAGCTTTGTTGATGATATTGTAAATGCCGCCTATTTCTTTTTTCAGCGCATCCATCTCCGCTGTTAAAGCGTTCGTTTTGCCAGATGTCTCATCTTGTCCGAGCGTTCCAGCGTCTCGGCTTTGCGCATCCATTCTACGGCTGAAATTCAAAGATGACATGAGTTCTTGCTGCCTTTTTTCGAGTTCAGCAAGTCGCTTTTGTGCCTGATCGGTCTGACCTTGGACTTCTTGATATTGATCTGAATACTGCTTGTAACGCTCTCGCGCGACTGTCACTTGATTCTCAATGTCTTGTATCTGTGCCGCCTTTTGTGCTTCTGCCTCTGATTTTCTGATTGCTGCCAGTTGCTTTTCAGCGTTCACAGTCTGCCCTATGGTCTGAAGATATTTTACAGCCGCCACTTCCAGAGCTGATTGTGAGGCAATGATGGACGAGTCAGCTTCTTGACGGTCTAAACGTGCTTCTAGCAAGTCCACTTCTACTTCACGCAATGACTGCGCAATATTTGTTTGATTTTGCAACTTCGCGTTGAAATCCTCGATTGATTTCTTCGCCTGATCGTCAAACGCTTCTTTGAGCTTTTCGCTCATGTCCTCCATTGCCTCACCTGTCATGGCTGCATTTTCAGCCATGGTCAAAAATACCTTAGTGGCGATGGCACCCACTGCTATCAATGCACCTGCGATTGCGCCAGTCGGTCCAAATGTTCCGAGTAGCTGCGGAGCTTGCTGTGAGAATGCCGTTAGTGCGCTAGTTCCTCCGCTGACTTGAATCGCAAAGTCTTGTATTTGAAAGCCAGCTTGTCCTGCTAGAGATCCGATCTTGCTTGTCGATGCTGATGCTGCGTTTGTTGCTGCCGCTGCTTTTGTAGATGACGCAGCCAACTTGTCCATGTCAGTCGCGGTCTGCTTCGCGCCTGTCCCGCTTGCAGTTGTGTTGATCTTGATATCGACGTTCTTCGCTGCCATGGCTTAGTATTTACCGAGGATTGTTACGTTTTGCAAGATCGAAACTCCGTTTTGCGCAAGATTGACCACGCATGAGACGCTGGAGAGCGTTTTCGAGTTGGAGATTGTCGGTGCAACTCCTGCCGTTGTGTTTGCGCTCGTTGCACCTGTGATACCTGGCGATGGCGAGCCGTTTGTGGTGACAAGTGCAAGCGTGCCGTCATTGGCTTCTGCTTGGCGCTTCGTGATGATGACGGTCGCACCTGAACTCGTGATGACATAGCGAAACGCGATGCTTGAATTTGCGTTAAGCGATGTCGCAATCTTCGCCGCGTATTGTGTCGGCGTGTCACCCAATAGCACCGCGGTCGTGCCGCTTGCTGTCACGTCAACGCTTGTGAATGACCAGTTGATGTTACCAGCTCCCGTCGTTGTGCCGACACAAGTGAGCGTCTCAGATTGCACTGTGCCTGCCGCTGTCAGCCTGCCGATTGTAGCCGTTTGGCTCGCCTGTGATAGCAAGCCTTGAGGCATGTTGAGCAAGTAGTTCTCAGCATCGGTTAGTGACGTGAATGTCAGCACGCTGTCAAAGCTGACAGTCGTGCTAGATCCCCCACGGAAGAACTGGTCGAACTGGTCAGCCTCGATGTATTGCACCTGCTGAAAGTTCGGCTCAGCCGAGATTTGGAAGTTGGACGTTTCGCTTCTTTGACCGTCGCCACCGGCGAGGTCGTAAGCAATCGAGCCGCGCTGGAGTCGTACGAACATGGCTTAGGAAACTGCTGCTACTGTGAATAGAGTGACAGGCGCTCCGCTGCTGAATGTCCGCTTGGCGCTCATGGTGAGCGTGCCGAGAACGTTGTCAGCCGCTGAGAAGTTGCGCTGCAACTCAGTGACTTGAACCTCTGCGCAGTCGAAGTTGAGTCCGCCCACGGTGGTCGTTGAGATATCAAGAGCGCTTGATGCCAAGTCCTCGCCAGCGCTGAGATTGTCGAAGAACGTGTCGAAGTCCGTTTGTGTCGGTCCAGTTGGAACGCAGCTGATGTTGCAGCCGATGTTGCCCATTCTCATGTCCACAGTGCCGATGCCGTCAACGACTACCGGATTGAGCGATAAGTCGAAGCTGATCTCAAAGCCGTCTTGACTGAAAAACGGTGTGAGCGCTCCGAGCGTTGCGGTGTATGGTGCGGTAACGATCAGCGATGGATTGAATCCTGTGCCGATGCTCGCGCCGCCTGCCGTCGTGTAGTAGTCCTCGATGTTCTGCGGATCGCCGTCTTTCTTAAGCAAGCCGGTGAACTGCACCGAGCCGAACGCTGTCTTGGTCGCGCTGCATGAGATGGTCGGCATTTGCGTGATCTGAGCGTTGAGAATCGTGTATGTCTTGTCAGCTGAGACGATGACGAGGTTCTTGTCGGTGTTGCCGTAGATGCTGGCACCCATTGCGGTGTTTCCGTGTGGGAAAAGAACGGCAAGCGCCTCGATCTCTCCAACTGGCTCGAATTCGACGACGATGGTGAAGTCAGTTTTCGACTTGCTCACGATGCCGTAAGCGTCCGTCTCTTTGTCGAAGGTCGAGTTGGTCGTGGTCAGCACAACTCCAGCTTTGGAGTAGAAGGTCTGCGAATCATAGGTGACTTTGCAAGGACCGCGAACGATGGTGGTTCTGTCGAATGTTGGCATGATTTGTTAGCGTGTTGGAGTTGTATTTTGTAGCCCCACTGGGCAGTTGAAAGTGATGATTTGTTGAAGCATTGGAGGCGTTGCATCCTCCTGCATGGAAGCGAATGTGAGAATACCGCCGGTTAGCGAATCGCCGTTTGAATCGAGCGGTTTGTGATGGTGAAGAATGCGTGAGACAGCCTCACCGATCTCCGTTGCGCTTGGCTTCGACATGTTGCCAGCCTGCTGTCTCCAGACGCTCGGGATCTCCGAGCAAGTGACGGAGAACGTCGCCGAATCCATGTATGGTCCGGGTGTGTCGGGTGACGATGCCTCACTCTGCGAGAAGTTGACCATGACGAAGGCGCCTGCCTTGCTCATTGCGTTCTCGATCTCACGGTCGATGTCTTTGTGATCCTGAACCAGAACGGGAATAATCGGCACGGTGCGGAAATACGCATGATCTTTCAGCGTCTTTGCCATGCTTTCGACTATTTGGCGAATGAGGCTCATGGTGATTCTGAGAAGTTCATGACAGCCGCGCCGCCATAGCGAAAAGAACTGCCGCTAGTAGCAGCGAATGATTCGGCTCCGGTATCATCGGAGTCTGCGTTGTTGTTGGCAAGGTCATCGAGATAGCTGTTGGCTTCCTCGACTGCTCTGCGTCGATCATCACCGTTGAATTCAGCCAGCGAAGGGTAGGAGTCCGTCAGTTCTTGACGTGAGAGATTGTATGCGTGCCTGCGTGCACCTGGTGGCACATACAAGCCAGTGTTGACCACTGGAGGTAGTCCACGCTTGCGACGACCTGAGTTGACGCGTGAGGCAATGTCTTGTGCTACGCTAGTGAGTATCTCCTGAGCTTTGTCCTCTGGTGTGGGACATTCAGCAAGCAAGCGATTAAACTCCTCGGTTGAGAGTCTGTCACGAAGTGCGGAGTATGTTAGAGCGAGCCAAGCCATAGTGTTATGAGTTTCAAGAATTTAGGGCGACGGAGGAAACTACCAACTCCGTCGCCCTTTGCACACAAGTTCCAACGGATTAGAACAAAAGCTTAGCGACCATGTTGCCAGTAACCGTGCCAGCCGAGGCGGTCATCGTTTGAGCGATGCGCACATAGCGGCGGGTGTTAGCTGGAACGCGGAAGCGAACCTCTTTAGCGACGATGCCGGAGCCAGTAGCGGTCTGAGTCGTGCTGATCGCTGGATCAACGGCTGCCCATGAAGAACCGTCGGCGCTGTCTTGCAGTGCGTAGGTCACGACTTTGGTGTCGGCGATGCCAGCAGCGGTCGGAGCGGAAAGAGAAAAAACTACTTTCTCGATGTCGCCACCGACTACTTGCTCAAGGTCAAATGCTGCGGTGTTAGCACCTGCCTGCGCGATGGCAACAGTAGAGGTGTAATTCTTGTCTTGAAGGTTACGATTGAATTCGAAGCTCATGATTTGATATGGTTAGAATTAGCTGAGGGTTTCGGTGTCAACGATCGAGTCGGTGATGATGATCGGAATGCCGAAGGATTCCGTTGGCACGCCGGGAAGAATGCCTGTGAAAGCTTCCTGCTTCGACGATGGAGTTGTATTCCGGCTGACTTGGAGCTGGAACGCGGAACGGCGTGACATGAGCAAGTGGCTCGGACGCTCACCAACTGGGAACTTGCTGATAAGCTCAGCAATCTTGGCGTCGGTGCAGCCTTTGCCGTTGTCTGCGGTGAGCTTTTTCAAACGACCGATTGCGTTCTTGTTCACGCACTGGAAGCCCACCCAAGCGGTGAGGTCAGCGATGAATGCAGCGTAGCGCTTAGCGTCGGCGTCAACTGCATCACCTTCGCGGAATGGCGAGAGGTCGAATGTTGTGCCGTTGCCGTAAACGTATTGGACGCCGGTGTTGCCAGCCTTGATGGCGTAAACGGACGAACCAGTTGCGGAGGTTGTGCCGCCGCCGTCAACCACGATATCGCTGCCGAGAGCAGTAACAAGTGTTTGCAGACCAGCGAATCCTTTCGAGCTTGCGTTGTCTCCGTAGATGGTTTGTGTTCCAACTGTGGAGAGGGCAGCGCGCATGACGCCCATTGCCTCGATTGCTTGCAGAGCCTCGGCACCGTCCTCGTAACCGCGAGCGACAGCCTTATCGACCTCGATGCGAGCGGAGAGAATGAAGCACTCAACGAGACGCTCGGTGAAGTTCGATTTAGTAGCATCCGTGCCTTCGTTGGCTTGACGGAATGCAACGCTCGGACGACTGTTGCGAGTCACAGTCTTGTATGACGTGCCGCGGATCGTGCGAGCTGGGATGATTGTCACCTCAGGAGATGCGGTGGCGACTTCCTCAATCAGACCGACGATGGGGTCATGTCCGTTGAGCTTGGCAAGGTCTAACAGAGTTAGGTTGTTTGGCATGGTATTGTTTGTTTAGTGAGATTGGTTTTGAGCTTTGAAGGAGGCTTCGACGAGTGCGAGTCCTTTCAGTTCGGTTTGTTTGGTGCCTTCGTCAGCTTTACCGGCGAGAACGGTTTCGCCGTTCACTGGCTTTGATGGGATGGCGTTGAGAATTTCCACAGAGTTCTTGTCGGCTTTGATTTGAGCCTTCCAGAATGACTTGGCTTTTTCATCTTGCGGAGCGATGCGACCAGCTTTGACAGCCTCGTCGATGACCGAGTCAGCAGCTTTGTCCTCGATCTCAGCAAGTGATGCTTTGAGCGTTTCCACTTCACCGGCGAGAGCGTCACGCGATGCGGTGACTGTCTCCAGTTCGTTGGCGTGGTTCGCAGCAGCTTGCACTGCGTCGGCTTCCTTCGTCATGTAGCCAGCCTCGATCTCAGCGATCTTGCTTTTCATGGCTTCGATTTCGAGCTTGGCAATTTCCATTGCTTTCTCCGGGTCAACATCCTCGGCAACAAGACCGAGTTCGATTAGTGGTTTGATGTCCATATTGGTTTCGTTGTATGATGCAGCGATTTTTTCCATCGCTTCGAATGCTGGCTCGTTAACGAGCGAACCGATCTCGCCATGTGTCGGCAGACCTGCTGGCGTGCCGTTGGCGAGTAGAAAGTTTGGCGAGAAGTAGGAGTAGTCCTTGCCTTCGACGGCGCTCTTGCCTGCCTGCGTCCATTCGATATCCAAGACCAGACCGACGCCTGATTCGTATCGGAATTCCTTTGGGATGAATGATGCAGGACCGGCTTTGTGATCGAAGCCTGCGAATGGTCGCACGTTGCGAGATTGGCGAGCTTGCAGGTCGCTTGCGAATGCAGCGAGGATCGACTCATCGACCGTCACCTTGCGCTTGGCAGCTTTGCCATTGACGGTAGCATGGATTTCATGCTCGCCTTCAGGGAGATAAACAATGCTCTCAGCCAAAGCTTCCACTTCGGTCTGGAATGATGCACTGATGATTTCGTTCGCCATTTCGAATAGAAGATTACCACCCGATTCTGGCTTGTAATTGCTTTTTTTTAAGTAGCTCCCTCGATCTGTGCGATGATGCTTTCAAGCGCTCCGTTCGCGAATGCGTTGATGTAGGATTGCTCCGGTGGCAGCGCGTTCTTCCATGGCTTCTGAGTGATGGATTTCTTCAGCACGAATACCGGTTTGATACCGGTGGGAGAGTTTTCATCTGCCTGAGCTAGCACACCCTTGACAGCAAATAGCGGTGCGATTGTTCGGCTGTATGTCCGAGCTGTCAGCCCGTGAGCCTCTGGCACGATCGGGATCGTCAGGAACTTTGCACGTCGCGCGGTGATCGTCCCGCCGGTAACTTTGTGCGAGAACCCGATGGCACCTTTGCTGCGTAGTGTCACGCCTGATCCACTCGCCCCCATGATCGACCAACTTCCTGAGACTTTACGCCACCACTGCGTTTTTTTCCTACCTGGACCATGAGTCGAAAGCGATGGGTTTTCCCATAGCCTTGATCCGTTCATGTTGTAGTATTTCTCGACGACTTCCAGAGCATCCTGCGCGCCGGTGAGAACCGCAACCTTGCGCACCGATGCCGATTGCAAGCGGATCATCGATGCCTTCACTGGATCGAGTCCTGTCGCTGTGATGGTGATCTTCATAATTCGCGCTCCAGTGATTTGACGATTGCCGCTCCGATCTCGTTTTCGAGTGACGTTTCAAGCGCTCGTTTGTCGAGTAGGAAAAACAACTGAGGAATGCGATCGATGACCTGCTGAACCTCGATCTGAAATGCCCCGGCGGTCATGGTGTAACTCTTGTCGATCAGGTCGGCGAAGATCTGATCCACCGGCGAGAGCCATTGCCCCGCGACCTCACGCATCTGCTCATTTGTCATTCTCGATCTGTTTGAGCTTTGCGTTTGCCCACTCTCTGCCAGCGTCGCCTCCCCAGCCGTGCCATGATTGCCAGCCCTTGCCTTTCTCGTCCCATGTCTCGCCTTTTTTGTCGATCTCATGGCGAGCAAAGAATGATACCATGCGCTTCACCGTCTCGGCTGATAGCTCGGAACGATTGGAGATGTCCCTTGCTCGTGCGATGCCGACCGCGGTCATGCCGCGCTGCGATGCTGGTTTCTGCCTGCGAATTTCGAGAGCGTCTTGTGCTGCCTTCGCCATGTCATCGGTTGGTCGTAGGTCAATGTCAGCGCGTGCCGCCTCGGCGATTTCAGGGAGCAATGGAAGTGGATCTTCGACTTCGCCGAAAAGCGCCTCGCCTTCTTGCGGTTCAGCGATTCCAAGCTCGTCATAGATCCATTTGTTCGAGACTGGTAGCCCGATGTCCTTCGTCACGATCTTGATGCGCTCGGCGATTGCCTTCTCATCCTTTGGCTTCGGTATTACGATTTCAGCATAGGGCATGTCCTCGCTGGCAATGCCTGCGCCGTAATTCATACGAACGATTGAAGGGATCAACTGAGTCGTGACGACCTGCCCGATCCATGTCGCGACCGCTTGTAGAATGTCGCCGCGGACCGTTGCATGAACGTCGCCAAGCGCTCGGCTTCCGCTGCTGCCCACGTCCGTGGTCAATGTCTGACCCAGCATGAGAATATCACAAGCTTTGTCTGACTCATTCATGAGCGCCACCTGTGGCAACGATTCGCCGCCCTTGATGCCGTCCATGATTGAGAACTTGACCCCGGGTCCAGTGACCGCGTAGCCGCTGGTGCCGATGTTTTCGAGCATCTCCTGCGCCTTCATCATTGCCTCATCGCTGCCGTCGGTTTCCGCATGTCGCCAAGGGATCGAATACAACTGCGCGTATTGCATGAACCAGCCGAGTCCGTAAATCGCACCGAGCCAGAACTTCGTGAGCGCGCGGAGGTTTGCCGAATGGATCGGATGACAGCCGCCTTGTTGCCAGATTGCGATCAGGAACTTGTCGGGCGGAAAGTCGATGAGCGTGTCGTAGTTGACTCCGTTCGGTGCCATCATGAGGCGGTCGATCTCATTCGATGCCGATGGATAGGCGAGATATTTCGCAGGAACTGGAGCGTAGCACCGCGGTGAGACGATGCCGTTCTCGGTGTGCCAGATGATCTCCACCACGCTGATTCCCTTGGCGTAGGCGTCGATCAGCGCACGCATCATGCCCTTCGTATCGAGTTCCCAATGGCTCGGACGTGGTGCATACGATTCAAGCGCTCGTTCGACTGTCTCGTAGATTTGCAATGCCTGCGGTGTTGGCTCCTCAGCGCCTTCGCGAATACCTGGCTTGATCTCGATTTGTAATGACGTGACGTTACCGGCGATCTCGTTGATGCACTTGCGCAGACGCGACCAAGAATCGACCATCATGCGGAAAAGTCGATCTTGATCCTCCAGCTTGCCGGTGCGCACGTTGCGTAGAATGCTGCGCACTTGCTCTGGTGTCACGTTGGCAAGGTCATAGTCTTGCGTGCGATAGGACGCTGGCAATGGAGCAACGATGCCTTTTCTTTCGTCTGCGGTCATGGTGAGCATCGCAATAGCACGCAATGCAGCCCATGGCAAGCGTAAAATCACAGAGCGTTAAAACCTCGGACCGTTCGGCTGGCGAAAGTGTTCCGCGATGTGGTAACCGATGCCGCGCCTGTCATGGCTCCGGTGATACGACTACCGAGTGCGATGCAAGCAAGCAATGCGTCGGCTCGGTCTGGTGACTTCATGCTTTTCGCTGCCATCTTTTCCTTGGATTCGACGCGGAGTTTGCCTGTCTCATTCCACTCGCTTTTCCGCGTGGTGATCTGCGAGAAGGTGGTCGGGTCGAGTTCGCCAACGTGAATTCGTCCACGCTCGATCTCGCGACTGGCAACGTGCCAGACCTGCGCGATGAGGTTCGCATATTCGTCCTTCTCACTCGCTGGTTTGCCTCCGTGGAAGCGGTTGATATGCCAGCCCATCTCAGCGAACTGGTCGCAGAAGCCGGTGCCGAGTCCGTCGGCGTCTCCCCAAATCTGACCGGCGGTGAGTCCTTCTGTTTGAAACATCTGTATGAATTCCCTCGCTGCCTGCACTGTGTCCCTTTCCTGCCATGCTCGAACGATGCGTGCGTGATTCCCGCGGCGAATTGCCAGAACGTTTTCATCCCGTCCCGCGGCGAAGTCACAGAACGCGATGATCTCACCGTGAGCGTTCGGCTTCGGCTGTGCGTCCAGTGCATTGCGTAGCAGATCGGGAGCGAGAACCAAGCGGTCGAAGTCCTCGGTGAACTCAGCGAGGTGCTTTGATCGGTAGAGCGGATGAGATTCGCCGTATTTGATTCTGTCCAGTTCCCGCTTCTCGGCACTGATGTGTGCGCAGTCTGTCGATGGCACCCTGATCGTCTTGTAGAGGCTGGAGTTCTTGTGGAATGAGTCGTAGAACTGACCGCGGGGCGCTCCAGGTGACGACACCCAAAGTTCCATTTTCCGCGTGCATCGGTCGAACGCTTCGAAGATCGAGTCTGGCACCGTCTTGGCTTCGTCAATGATGAGGAATACTGGATCCACATCGCCTCCGATCTTCGGGTGATGCCCTTCCGCTCTCCCCGGATTGTCGGTGCTGAATCCGAACGCGTAGCCGCCCTCGGGTGTGCGCAATTCCTCCGACATGAAGCGCCAGTGTGGGAAGCGGTGCTGATAGACTTTGACGGCGCCCCAGAGCTGTTTCTCGATCTGCATCCACGAGCCGCTGGTGAAGATGCACTGACCGCGCGGGAACTCATGCAGGAACCAGAGCACAAGCGGAGCCACAAGGCGCGCCGTTTTGCCGCTGCCGTTCGCCGCGACTACGCTTGTCGGTTGTTCCATCGCTACCGACTCCATGGCTTCGCACTGCCAGAGGTATGGCACGATGCCGAGAACTCGGACGCAGAATTCTGTCGGGGTCATTTTTTCGCTTTGCCTCTCGCTAGTTCGA